AATTATACAAGTGATAATCAGCACCACAACTACTACTAATTTCAATTACCATTACCATTTTAAAAACTACACTGTTATCGTAAACTAAATCTGATTTAAACTACGGTTACTGTGTTTTCTTTTGCTTGGTAATATTTTAATCCTGTGTTTTTCTTATTTCAAAGATTTGTCATGGGTTTCTTGTTTATAACTTGTATAATTGTTTATATTGTTGTTTGCATTACGGTTGTATGTTGTGAAGCTATAATCTGTCTTTAGACTTGTTATTAGTTTCATCATATACTGACGTTTTAGTTAGATTTAAACTTTAGTTAAACATTTTATTTAATTTAATTTTAATTGTTTCGTTTGAAAATTTTATAATATCATCATAAAAATTTATTGTTATGTTTATGTTGACTAGTTCGTTAGTATTTCTTATCACCGTTATTTGTATTACAGTCTCTTGTTTATTATCAATATTTACTTCTTAATTATAAATTTGAATACTGGTTTTAATTACTGTTTGTTTTAATCATGTTTTCATTAATGTCATTAGTTTGTTCCTGCGGCATAGTTTTAACTGTTGTTTGTATTGTTTATGTAATTGTAGAAGTTATATTTTGTGCTTGTTAAATTGCTCATTTTATTGATTTTAGTTTTGTAGTGTATATTGGTTTCGGTTTTGTTTGTTTTGTTTGGGTTACATACATTTGTTTATATTATATCTTAATCAATTATATTATATTGGATTATTGGTTTTAAGTTAGTTAGTAATTAAAGTTTAATTATACATTGGTTATTGGGTCGGTTTTTCATTTTAATCATTATTATCAATTTTATATATTACTCTTTGAATTTTCTTTATTTAGTGTAAGGTGACTGGGTTTTGTTACAAATTTTACAGTTTATTCACTTATTATCATCAATGTTGTTTGTTTTGACTTGTATTACTATTATTTGGTTCATAACTTTAATTCGTGTTTTTGATTATTAATCAATCTGGGTGTCATATTAATCTTTGTTTTGTTCTTAATTATATTCTTATTGTTTACATTTGTTATCACGATGGATTCCCTTTTTGACGCAGCCAACATAGAACCACAGACGATAGCGTTAAATGATGATGGGGAGGTTTGTGCCAAGCAATATATTAATCCCGATACTATACCTTTAAATAAAAATTCATATTTGTTGGATAAATTGTATGAAAAAGCTGTTGCTGACGATCTTAATAAATTTCGAACCGTTGATTATCTCACTAATGTAACGAAAATACCCCAAAAACTAAGTCCGGCTGAACAATCTTTGCTTCATGGAACCAAAAGTGCTTTTAACTTAACTTTCACTCAAACAATGGAACACCCTCATGCTTTTGCTGCTGCTCATCGTATTATAGAAACTGTAGAATTATATCATCTTGTAGGTCATAATTTTAATGTTAACCATGATCAAATTAGAGTTATAGATATAGGGGGCGATTTTGTTGGTAACTGTAAACGTGGTGCCACAGGTATTCATCATTGTAGTCCAATTATAGATACAGTAGATAAAAATAGGTTTACTAATAGAAGTGTAAAATTAGAAATGTGGAATTATGATTGTAAAAATAAGTCTATAATATCAGAAAATTCATACCAACAATATCGTAGTGTAATGAGAAAGGAACGTGAGGTTACTGATTTTATGTGTGCTCGTAAATTTCAAAATTGTAATGTTCAGGCTAGGTTTTGTATTAGTGTTCATAGTTTGTATGATATTAAAATAGTAGATTTAGTTGATGGTATGGATAAACATGGTTGTGTGTCGTGTGTAGCTACTATGATGTATGATCCTAAAATGTTGAGTTTGCGTGAGGGAATTTTAGATCATTTGAGAATGCGTTGGGTGATTGAAAAACCAAAAAATTCAGCAAAAACAATAACCTTTCATTTTTTAGATTCTCCTACAATAGCTTATGTTCATGATTTGGCTACTTATATAAGTTGGTTTACTATTACTACTACTATTTCTTCTTTAGGTAATGAGTTTGTTATTGAACCTATTCTTCATAGTTTTGGTGTGTATTATTTACGTATTAATAAGGTTGCCGGTCTGGATAACATTCCACGAACACCCGTACGTGTCATCTGGAATACGGGGTTGCAAGGGAAGATGCGATTGAAATGGAAAATTCATGGTGTTGAAGAGTTACGTTATCTTTTGGGTAGTGATGAGTTGCAACAACTTCGTGGATATGTCGCCAACGGTACTTGTGATTTAGGTAGTTTAGAAAGTTATGATAGATTAATGGAATCTTCTATATGTAATGTCCCTAATACTGATATATATGAAATAAGTTTTTTGTTTGACGCTGATTTGTTAAAAGATGTAGAAGGTTTTGTGTTAAGTACTGCAGAAAAGAAATTTAATCCTATTGAAGTATTTGGTTATATGCGTTCTAGAATATCTGGTATAGCTGTAGGTAAAGAAATAATTTCCACTAATAAAAATATAGATCCTAGGTTATTGTATATAGCTTCTCAAGTTTTGTATATATATATATGGGCTTTTAAATATTATGGGGGTAAGAATATGCAAATAAATATGGCTTGTATGATTGCAAATAGAGGTTTAGCAGGTTCAGGGTTTTTTGCTAGATTATGGTTACTTTTAAAACGTAATAGGATTATGAATTATGTAAGATTTCTTTGTAAAAATATTGATGTTGCCACATATAATAGACTTAAGATACCAGGAATGGAACTTGAAGATTTTATTTGTACACCACCTTTGTTTGTAGATATGTCCAGTTGTTGTGAAGATGCGTTAAGTTGGTATAATTCTAGAAAAAATCCAGACAATGATACTAAATTGATTGTTCCTGCATTGTCTCACTTTGATAGTGATCCTGGTTTATTATTAGATGTTTTAAAAACAGCTTTTCCTGGTAGTTTTAAGTTAGTTACTGATGCTAATGATGCATATAATTTAGATGTAATTTATCGTAGCGATTCAGTGAAATTTATGGAACTAGGATTAGTAGTATCTTTAGCCAATTTAGTTTACGATAAAAAGAAAAGATATATTGTTAAAAATTATTTTAAAAATATTATGTATGGTTATCATTCAGTTTGTTTAGTTTATCAGCCTAATAACATTATAGATAGTTTGATTAAATTTTTAGTTGAAAATTTACCAGTAAGTTCTATAGAATTAAAACATATAGTGGGTAAGACTTATTTAGAAATAGAGTTTGGTGATTCTTATAATTTAATCGACGATTTAATATATTTAGAAGATTTATATGTTCGTTCTAATGAATTTAATGTTAGTAATTTTAATATAGTGACCGTACCTGTGTGTCGTGGTGGTGGGTGTGATAGAATACCGTTTATAACCGAAATTAATCGACTTAAGAAATATAATATTCAAAGTAGTGTAGTACCTCTTTTTAACTCTAATGCTATGACTAAATTGTATCAGTTAGACGAATTGTTAGATTTTAACTTGACTAAGTTGCTGCCTGGAACTACCGTTTTAGATTTGTGTGCTGGTCCCGGTGCAATGAGTAAATATATTATAGAATCTAATGCCGATAAATTTTCTAATGCAGATACTGCTAATTTGTTAATTTCTTGTAGTTTAGCTAGTAATGGACCTATGACCGACAGTTACATTCATCCTCGAAGATTAGTTTATGAAAGATTATTTCCTGATTTTAATATAATTGATACTGATAAGACAAAAAATTTCATAGATTTTGTTAGGATTAAAATGACTAGAGACGGTGTGGAACTGATTGTTGCTGATGGTGGAATTTCAGGAGAGTTTGTTGATCAAGAACGCCGTAGTATTCCAATAATATTAGCAGAAATTTGTATAGCTTTAGAATTGTTAGCTCGTGGTGGTAGGTTAGTTATGAAGATTTATTTTGGTGAAACATCTGAAATGATACAGTTAATTTCGTGTCTGTCTACTTATTTCGTTTGTAGTAATTTACATAAACCTAAGAATAGTAATAAAGCTAATGGAGAAATATATTTTGTAGGTCTAAATTTTAGAGGTAAAAAACGTAGTGAAAATTTTCATGACGAAGTACGGAAATATAGAATAGGATTACAATCGGCTGCTTTAACGTTTAATACTGATAGATATAATTTTTTACTTAAGAGTGTTACCGAACAACAAAAAGAACTTTTAGTTTCTGATGAAAATATTGGACCGATTAAGAAACCTAAAGTAACTCCTATAACTCCTAGAATAAGACCTAGATTTAGTATTTGTAAATATTTGAGAAGTAAAGTCGATAAAGTTAATTGTCTTGTCCGTTTATATTTATTAAATCGTTATAAGAAAACTGCTGTTAAAGGTTTGGTAATAGATTGGGATAGAGTAGATGTAAGTTTTGCTAAACAAGTAATTAAGAATAAACGTTTAACTCTTAAAGAAAAACAAGATTTATTAAGTAATGTGTGTTTAAAATGTCAATCATTTTCTTGTGGTAGATGTTTTTATTGTTTTAAGTCTCCTGAAATTGTTAATTTAATTGCTATTCCATACTCAGATTCTCTTATACGGTCTCATACCATTAGTCTTAGAAAACTACAAGATAAACATAATTTTTTCAAACGCAAACTGCCTAAATTTTATTGTGCGAATGAAAGTGATGTAGCTAGTGAAATAATTGAATGTAGGGAAGTTTCACCGTCAGAATGGTGTGGTGCTTTTGGTAAACCTGTAAATAATTCAGTAATTAAATCATGTTCTGTGAGTAATAAATCCAGTCTAGAATATATTACTGCTAACGAAAGTGTAAATAGTAGTTCTTTAAAAAATAGTGTAGTTTTAAGTTCAATTATTCAACAAAATTTACAACAGGATAATTCATGGCAAAAAGTTTTGCGTTGGTTAGGACCAAAAGAAACAGTGGGTGAGGAACAAAAAATTTTTGCCAAGATGAAAATCTCAACTAGTCCAGTAAATCAAACGCTTTTAAATGCAGTAGAAGAGGCCTTTTCTGTAGATTCTGACGAAACCAAATTTGCATCAATTAAAAATAATAATTCCACTAATTTACCTTCATTATTAGGCTCTGATGATCAGTATCGCAACACTTTCGTTGACGCTAAATTACAAATCGGTTCTTCCAGTGATAGTAATACCTCGTTTGAAGATCTTATGACGGAATTAAAGGATGGTGTTAATGAAATTGTGGGATCAGTTAGTCAAGATTTGAAAGATTTTGGGGGAAAATTAAGTAATTTTGTAACAAAGAACATTTCAATAGCAAAAATCCGTTCACCAAATATAACTAACAATAAGAGATTTAAAAATTTGTCTACTTTAATTAAAAATAATTTACATGGAAAATTAAGTCGTGAAACTGTTCGAGACCGTCTTCCCGAAAATTTGAATATTTCTAGTTCTAATAATTCTAGTGTAAGTGAGAGTCAATCAATAGTTACTGAAAATTGTTCATCAGAGATTTTAAGTTCAACAACTTCTGAATGTTCTAGTGAATATGCTGCCTCTTCGATAGTTTTAGGTGAAAATGAGTGTATGAAAGTTACTACTAATAATTTAACCAGTATAATAGAAGAAGGTGAACCTTCGAATTCAATAACAGATAGTGATTCAATAGTATTAAGTTCAGGAGATTTAGAAGACGTAGATTTAAATAATGATAAGTTTTCTGAGATTTTAACTAATGAGGATGTTAAAACTTTAGAACAAGATTGTGTAAATACTATGATTAAACTTAATGATAGTTCTGATAATATTATAAATGATTTAAGTACTGAGCATTCCACTGTAGTTTTAAACGAAACAGATCCCAAAATAGCGACTAATAATAATCTTGATGAAAATGTAAATAATTCAAATGTTGAAAATTCTTCCGTAGTACTAAATAATGACTGGGAGTTAGGATTATCTGTAACTGAATTAGTTAGTCAAGTCGAAAAAGTTATTAATAATAATAGTTCTAAAACATTAGATGTAGTTGACACCGTAGATAGTAATGCTGTTGCTCCGAGTGATCTGATTCAATCTGATTTGAGTGTTCCCCCACCAAATTTTGTTCTTCCTGACCTAACCAAACCACCACCCTCCTTACAGTTTAATGAAGTGTCGTTAACGAAATTAAAAGATTTAAATTCTCCTTCCATTCCGAAAAGAAAACAAAAGAAGTCTAAAGTTAGTAATAAAAATCCTCAATCTAGTAAAAAAAAATTTAGTAATAAAAGTGTTTTTAATACTTCCAAGGGACCTATAGTTGAAGAAAATTATGCTGATATTCCTTTAAATAAACTTCCTGTTATTGATATTAGTAAACCACCAAAATTAAGTTTACCAGCTTCACGGAAAATTACGAAAACTAATTACACATTTGATTTAACTTTATTAAACGGTGAAAAAGTATCCATAGGTAGTGCTGTAGCTGTTCCACCATTACGTCAAATTCAAACTCTCGGTGATGGTCACTGTATGTATCATGCATTAACTGGTGGTATAGGAAACGTAGTTACTATTAAAAATTTTTTGTTATCGGCGTTAAGTAAATTTACATTAACTTCTCATTTAAAACAGTCATTAACTGATGAATTTACCGAAAACGTTTGGGGTAGTTCAGACGGATTACACTTTTATGCTAAGGCTTTTAATGTAAATGTTTTAGAAATATTACCTAGTCAACATTTTTCTGTACTCCATGTTCCGGATAATCATTGCGAGGATTATATTTATATAATGTATTCGAATTTTCATTTTTCAGCATGTATACCTTACGATTCCATTTATAAACTCCAAAAACTAATAGAAGAAAACTCTTATATTACCGAATTAAGAACTATTTATAATGCATTTAGTAATAAAGTTAATTTTAACCCTTTCATTTCCATTAGTGGATTAGAACATTATGAAGGAACTGTTTTGCATTACAATTATCTTTCAACTATTTTCCAAGAATTACAATTTCCAGTAGTATCTGTTAGAGTAAGAAAAGAAAATTTACCATATGTATTAGTTTTATATATTCGTGATAAGTTGCAGTATGATAAAGACAGATTAGAAAATATTCAAATTAGTTTAACATTACATGTAGAACAATGCAAAAACTGTATTTCTAATACAGGAGAATACTGGACACATCATAATACCGAACCGATTATTGTTACTAATTGTAGTGAAATGAAATTAGCAGTAAGTGATTCTGACATGAAAGATAAAACAGATTGGATTATTGAGTTTTTTCCTTCTGATTTTCCTCTTCATATTAGTGGTAGTTTAGTTACTAATAGAGTCGGTAGAGTAATTAGTGTAGCTCAACCTAGTTTAGTTAGAAGTTCAGATTTTGTCACCAGTTTAGTTGCCAAATCATTAATTCCGTTTAAAACCGCTATTCATCGTACTGCTTTTGTAATGGGGGAAATACTTAGTGACACTAGTATTATGAGTGGTGTTATGCAAGTTTTTGACTCCGTTTATCACAATCCTATAGTTAATCAAGACACTTATTTTTCTGATTATCGTTACAATGCTATATCTCCTATTAATTCTCCTTCGTTAATGTTTAATGCCACTTCGGAGTATTGTGCTTTAGTTAGATGTACTACTGTAGCTATTATTAATCAAGGAATTGAACGTTTGAATGAAGTCGAAGCGCGTTCTACCACAGATTTAAGTAGTATTAAGGACACTAGTGTTAAGGTTTATTCTGTTAATTTTAGACGATGGATATTACCACCACCAAAAGGTAAAATGTACCGTTATTGCTTTTTGTTTAGACCTACTGATAAACGCCATTTATTAGTTTCATTAAAAGATTTTTACGATCCCAACACTCAAGAATCATTTTTAGCAGAACTTCATTCTGTCCGTGTAAATATGTTTATAGTATATAAAGGAACCGAAGTATTATTAGAACCGATACTCTATAAATCTATTCAAAGTATGCTTATTACTCCCGCTTTATTAAATCATTTTAATGTTCAGATAGTTAGGGGTGTTCCAGGGGCAGGGAAAACTCATTATATTCTTAATAATATGGATTTAAGTGCAACTTTAGATGATATAATGTTAACTGCTACACGTAATGCTGCAATAGATGCTCGTAATAGAGTTTTAAGTAGAGGATCGATTTCTGGTTGGTCTAAGGAATTTTTACAAAAGAAGTTTGCAACTGTAGAAGCTGCTCTGTTGAACGCAGATCGTTATCCAACAGGTGTAAAAACCATTTATTTTGATGAAGCCTTTTTAAAACATTTTGGTCAATTAATATATGTAGCTATTAAATTAAAAGCTCTTAAATTAATATTTATTGGTGATGAAGCTCAAATTCCTTATCAAGATAGAAATGGATTCGCTCTTAAATACTCTAGTGCTAAGGCTCTGATAGATTTAATTCCTAGTTCTAATGTAACTTTCTTAAGTATTTCTTACCGTATCCCTCAAGACGTAGTTTATGCTTTAAATCAAATTTTAAAAACTGATCAAGGTCTTCCAGTATATCCGTCACCCATTTCTAGTACTAATCATCTTATTAATTCAGTATCTTATGAGATTGCTTGTGATTATTCCGCTATTATCAATCAATATGATCACGTTTTAACTTTCGTACAACATGATAAAAATTTTATTTTAGAAAAATTTCCAAAAATTTCCGTTAATACTATTAATGAATATCAAGGTCAACAAGCTAAAAGAATATTATTACTGCGACTTCAATCTACTGATAATACTATTTACTGTAATCCCGCACAATTATTAACTGCTATTTCTCGTCACACAGAACAATTTAAATATATTACTCCTGTATCCGATACTTTAGTTAAGATTTTAGATTTAATGATGTCACATAAATATCCTAGGAATGTGGGTGGTGGTTATGTATATAATTCTGCTCGTACTGAAAGTGTTGTACAAAATAAAATTAACCCGCGTTTAGAAGGTTCAGAATTAGGTCCAGACCGTAGATTAGAATTAGTAGCTCCTTACGCTATCAACTTAAATAACGAAGATCCAATATTAACCTCGATAGTTTCTAGTAATAATGAAAGTGGATTTAGAGGTACTTTTGTCGTTTCCAAAGAAATTCCGTATGAAAAGAAACCTAGGTCCATTCCGATAGAAGTACCTTTAGATGCAGATAAAGACCATTGGAGAGTTTTACAGTATTATATGGATGACATTCGTCCTGGTTCGTCCTTAAGACCTAATAGATTTTTAATGGAAAATTTCGAAAATACCGAATTAGTTATAAGTTGTTTAAATTGGGAATTACGTCCTGTCCGAAACCTACCTAAACATCGTGACACTCTCACTCCTGCACTCAGAACTTCATGTTTACCACCATTTAGAAAATCTCAAAAAGCTATTCTTAAAGGTTATAATGAAAGAAACGGTGTAGTACAAAATTTCGCTACAGCTATTTTTGATGACAGTGTAATTGAGTTATCTATAGAATCGTTTTGTTTAACTTATTTTACCCATACTGTATCTGAAATTAAATCTATTTTTACTTCTAGTCCGTTAACAATAAACGTAGATTCATTGACAAAATGGTTGAACACTCAACCTCCAGGTGTATATGAAGAACTTAAAAGTCTAGACTCTCATTATTTAATTGAACATATTACCAGTAAATATAGTTACATGTTAAAATCAGTCAGTAAACCAAAATTAGAAGAACATCCAGAAAAGGATTTTTCTAGTCCACAATGTATTGCTTATTTACCTAAATTAATTAATGCTATCTATTGTCCTATAATTCAAGAAATGAAACGGCGTGTACAATTTGTTTTACGTCAAGATAAGATAATTTTTACCGATATGTCTGTATTAGTTTTTGAGGAAATAATGTCAGCTAGAGTAGGTTATTCAGTTTTTTCTAAAATTAAGCGTAAATTTGAAATTGATTTTTCTAAGTATGATAAGTCTCAACACCTTTGGGCATTGACGTTTGAAACCGAAATGATGAAACTGTTTGGCGTACGTGAAGATTTAGTTAAACTATGGATTTTGGTGCACAAATCAACTATGTTAATTGCTCACGAGTATGGATTTAGAGCGTTCGTAGATTATCAACGCAAAAGCGGTGATGCTATGACGTTCTTTGGAAATACTTTGTGGTTAATGTATATGTTGATGATGTTAGTTGGTGAAGAACGTATGCGAGATAGTTTTGGTTTGTTTGGTGGTGATGACTCCTTATTGTTTTTATTCAATGATATTCCGGAATCAGAAATTTACTCACTTTTTGAAAATTCTTCTGCTAAATTCAGTATGGAAATGAAAATTATTAATGTCAACTCATTTTATTTTTGTTCTAGATTTTTAATATACTATCCGGCGGACGATCGTTGGTATGTTGTTCCTGATCCTTTAAAAGCATTAATTAAGTTAGGTCGATCTGATTTAGTAAATTACGTTCATGTTAATGAATATCGTATTTCTTTGCATGATAATTGGGTTAATTATTCTAATATTTTACTTCATAATTCTATTTCTGCTAATTTTTCTGATCGTTATCATTATGATGAAGATATTTCTCCTTTACTTTCTGCTCTATGGAATGTAGTTTCTAGTGAAAAATTGTTTGCTGAGGGGTATTATTGGCATGATTGTGATGAAGAAACTTTGTATTCTACTTTGCCTAAATTAGATATGTAAATTATATTACTGTTTCTTGTATAGTATATTAATGTTATAATTTTTATATCATGCATCCATGCATGTTCAGACTACTGTTTGTGTACTATTACGTTTATCAATACTATCATTATTTAGCTCATCGAATTACTGTTATCGTTTACATTAAAATTTCATTAAACTTTTTAATAACCATACTTATTGGAAGTTTTTGTTGGTCCGTTTATTTTCTTAATATATTTACTGTTTTTGCTGGTTACGATTTAGAAGATTTAATTTACGTTCGGAGTCTATTTTTACTGCATAAAATTACTACCGTTTATTATAAGATTAGTTATATATATTTAAAATTTAGAAAAGTTTTGTTTGCTACTACATTTTTAGTTTCTTTAACTTTTATATACGATGTCATTAACTGACTTTACCGAAATTATTCAAAATTTTGTTACTCTTTATCCTGAGGTAGAAGTGTCTGGTGTGGCCTTACTGTATAAACCGCGTAGTGAGTTAATATATTCTGTTAGCTTTTCTAATATTCCTCCATTTACATTTAACATTTGCTATTTTGACCAATTATTAAGATTTTTTAGAGCATACAATTTTTTCCCGTTCAGAATTAAAGATTTAAGATTAGTTAGGTTTAGACAAAACGAAATAGAACAACATCGTTGGCAATTACAATTTGTACGACGTACGACTTTTATTTCTCACATTTTGCAATAGTTTCAATATGATTATAAAATTAGTAATAGTTGTTTTCTTTGTAAATATTTCTTTCGTTCACTCTAGATTTAAAAAGGTTAGTATTAAAGAAGGTGAAGAGTTAGTTACTAATTTGCGCAAACAAAATTTAGAAAAGTATAAAAATGAAACCGATTATCGCGAACTTTTGAAACATTCAACAAAAATAGCCGAATTTGCCGATTTATTTATAGATCATTTTAAGACTGTTGCTCCCGGTGATGTTCCAGATACTGATTTCGTTACTTCGTTAATAGAAAAATTAGAAAATTATATATTAGATTTTTTCGGTGGTGTCACCAAACAAGTTGTTAAAGTAGTTTTAGATATGATAGTAAATAAAATTATGGATTTCTTTGGTTCTTATCAAAAGGATATAGCCGCTGCGACCGTTAAAATTGCACAGGATTTAGATAAATTAAAAACTATGCAACGTGATATTGCTGTAAAAACTCAGGCTTTTCAACAAAACATGTGGTTTACCGATTTTGCTTTTCAACATATAAAATTACCCGAACCAGTCATTCCTTACGTCCCTACTGATCATACAATTCCGGAAGAAGACGCAAAACGACAAAAACGTGACATTTTTAATATTTTTGGTGGTATATTAGATGGGTTAGCTAAATTAGTTATAGGTATAGTTAAACCGATTTTTATGGTCTTTATAGATGATATTTTAATGCCATTGTTTAAAGCTATTTTTTCCGTGTTATATGAATTAGTACCAGCTGTAGAATACTTAGTAGAATTAGTTGCTAATTTACTAGTTTATGTTTTAAATTTAGTTATTAAGTTATTGATTATTATCGATTCTAAGTTCATGGTTTTAGAATTTACTTTCATTTTTGTGTTTGTTTGTGTTCGTTATCAGCAAAGTATGGTTGCTATAGTTATAACCGTTCTATCATTTCTATTCTTTGGTATTAATCGTCCATATCCTTCTCTAGTTAAAGCACTATTTGACTCACTTCCAGATTCTATAATTAATCCACATATTTCTCTACTACTAAACGTTCCTAACATAACTACTATGCTTCCGTCAGTTAATTTTTCTAATATTCATCCTATGCTTAATGAATTGTAAATTTTGTTATAGTAATAATAATAATTTTATATTTTCAATCAATATGGTTGACTTTTTTCCCGATTTTTTAAATGCTTACGCGAAAATATTTACTAATCCCGCTATAATAGTTTTGTATATAGCATGTGTTGTACAGATGATAGAAATGGAACAACAAACTACTCCTACTTTATTTCAACATTTAATCGATATCACTTCAGATGCAGCGAATGAATCTTCAGCATTACCTATTGCAGCAGCATTAGCTAAAGCAATTGTTTGGTTGTTAAAATTAGTAGATAAGTTCAAAATTCAAATTATTCCTCAGGTGTTTGTTTGGGTACCTTACTTTATGAAGGAAACTTCTTCAAATTTGTATTTCACTTTAATTTTTTCTGTTGTGTCTCTAATTTATTCTTCTTGGTCTACGTTACAAACATTTTTATATGGGCAAGTCTGGTATTTGTTTACTGAGATGGAAGGAAAGTGGAATAAAGTATTAGTGGGCGTCTTTGCTATAGTTAGTTTTATTTACGAACCTTTTGGATTTCATCAAGATTCTCCGATTCATTCTGCTGTATCTTCTTTAGTACTGCAGATCCCGACTTTTAATTATACTAATATTAGACGTTCAGTCACTTAGTTTTAATGATCTGATTTATATGATAGTTTTATATATTATATTATTCATTTATTTTCATATCTTTGCATATCTATACATTTCACAATGGCCGTTACTTCTACTAGCAACTTGGAAACCACCAGCACTGGTACTACCGGTATTGGTGATGCAGCTTCAGCACCCGGAGTTCAAACCAAAATCGACAACGCACTCGAAGGGGGAGACTTGAAGAAAGGGGGACAAAAATTTCATGAACAGTTAAAAGACGCAATTATTCTTTGTTACTATAATCTTACTACTTCACCGACACTACTTTCTGTATATATTTTCGTTTGGGTAATATCTACTGCTGAAATTTTAAATATCAAAAAGGGACCTCTCGAACAATGGTTAGATTATTTAATGACTAATAAAGCTACTTGGACATTGGGTGTGTGGATAAATTCGCTTCAACTTTGGATAATTAGAATATGTATAGCCAATAAATTTGCTTTTCTGTGTTTAGTAAACTTTTCATTACCATATTTGTATAAACCCAGTAATAAAAATTTGTTATTTACTTTAGGATTCTCATTTTTAGGTACATTTATGTTAGCAAAAACTCCATTAGAAATAGTTGTTATGGGTCAAATGTGGTTTTTATATACTCAGATGCGAAGCCCCGCTCAGAGGTTTCTCATTACTGGCGTTGCAGCAGTAACATTTATTTTACCATCTACCGGTATTTTAGAATATATGATAGCAGATAAAACTCCGACTACTTATTCCTCAGGTTCCTCAACCTATGTTTATCCCACACCTTCTGAACCACCACAATAAGCGGTTTAATATGTTATTGTAAATATGTAAATTTTTATAGTTTAAATCATGTCTAAGTCTAATGCAAATGGGTTTAATACTTTAAAAAATAATAATCATAATAATGTTAACCTTCGTAATGTATCAAATTTAAGCACAACTAGTCTTAATACTTCAAAAACTAATAATAATAATAGAGTTGTTCGAAATGTTTTGGAGGGAGGTCCAATTCGAAGAGGTGGACAAAAGTTTGGGGAGAATGTTTCGAATGCTTTCTTTTTAATGATCACTAATCTTACTCAATCACCATTATTGTTAAGTTTTTATATATATATCAATTTATCACTGTTAACCACTTATTTTACTAGAACTTCTATGATTTATACTATGTTTTTAAAATTTATCTTAGGTCGTTATACTTATCCCTTTCCTGGTTTGATTAGAATATGGTATTATTATATATCTTTAGAATGTAACAATTTTTATTGGTTTATTATATTAAGTTTCATTGGTATTATATTTTTATTAAAACCTAGTAATAAAAATTTTGTATTTTGTTTGTTTCTTTTCTTCATGGTAGTGGGATTTAGAATAAAATTTATAGATATTTTGGTTTTGGGAAATTTATTAATTTGGGTTATATTATTTAGATCACCTAGTCATAAAACTATTCTTATGTTAGGATTAGCATTTTCTGTGTTTATTCGATTAAAATTTGATGTAGCCGTAGATTATTATCCTCAATGTTATCTTTGTAATAAAACTTTTGCGTTAAAAAATAATAACATCTCTCTTCCATATCCTACTGTTTTCCCATTATGTTACAATGTCAAACCTTGTTCTTCTTTTAATGGTGGAGATTTAGCTCTCTATAGGTATTGTGGTGGGTGTCCAGAATCTCCTTTTGCTAAATATTATAATATTCCTGGTCCGATGTCTACGTATGCAAGAAGTGATAGAGAAAAAGCTTGTAATTTCAACACTAGTGATACATCAAAAACCCGTAAACGTTATCCTGTTCCAGATGATTTTTATGAAGGTATCGTTAATGTTAGAATTTATAGAAAATCTGATGGTAGTTATATAGCAAAACCCTTAAAAGAATCAATAGTTATATTAGAAGACAAAAACGTAAAATCTGTAAATTCACCAATATCAACACAAAAACCGAAGAAAGACTCAACAAAAGACTTGCTTACTAAATTTCATAATTTTATAGACATGTATACTTCGACACCGTCACCTCTTCCCGCTCCTAATCCGGTAATTAATAAAGAAACTATTCAACTCGTTACTACAGAAACACCACCAACTACTACTGAATATATTCCTGAAACTACCACAACTAGTTTATTAGATTACTTTACTAATAATTTTAGATTACCGACTGTGTCTACTTTAGGGTTTAATACTACTAGTACTAATAACTTAGATTGGTTATTTAATTATATAGATTCTTTGGCTTATTATAAACCTCCTTATTCCGACAATTATATTTTAATGGAAAACACCACGCATATTGTACCGTTTAAATTAATAGGTGTAGAAGATGTGTTAGAAGTTCATGGTTTAGGACAAATGCGTCTGAAGTCTAGTTTGAAAAATTGTGGATCGTATTTGATAGCAAATAAGGAAGGTAAGAAGACTTTAGAAACTGTTTGTCCTACATAGTCTTGTATATTATATTTAACATTTAAATTTTCATATTTACACATAATGCAGTACTCTACGTTTACTATCATTAGCTCTTTGTTAGCGTTTTTCCTTAACGCTATGGTGTTGGGTTTTAATTTATTAGTTTTAGATAAATTTGAAGTTTATGATTTTCAACGGGATTATACTGATAGGTTTATTAGAGATATGTTAGAAACAGTTGAATTTATTGCTAAACAAAATAAAGGTACTAAATTTTATTTGTTTAATCCATCTTTTAATACTACTAAAATGGATAAGGAAATGTTTAAAGATCATAAAGGTAGATTTCATTATTTTGCTCAAGTTTTACATAATAATAAGGAAATTTTTTATATTTATCATTTTACTGGTGTTAGTCCTTTTACTACTATCAGTCATTTTCAAACTTATTTAAATTCTCATCCACTTCCCGGACTGTTTTCTGATGGTCACGGATTCTTTTGTTATCGTGCTAACGATGATTTTTAGTTTATTAACATCTCCCGTTTGGGTTTGTGTTTTTATCATTTTTTCACTTTATTTTTTCCAATAATATATCATAATAATTCAATATACTTTAGTTTAATTTTAAAAAAAAAAAAAAAAAAAAAA